TTCGTACAGGACCGCCGGAAGGTAATAATTCTTTATAAGCAAGAGACTGGAATTGTGTTACCGCTTCAGCAAGAACCGGATGCGTGGCCCCTGAAGCTCCTTTAAAAGGCTCTGTTCTATTTTCATATTGAAAGCCTAGAAGGTCTAAACCACTCGTATAAGATTTTTCCCAGTCTTTTCTAGAATTTTTGTAATCGGTATAATTAACGTGCAGCTCATTTCCTAAAGGATCGAGTACATCGTCCGGAAGAAGTTCTGCTAAATTGGCGAAGTGTCCTTGATCGTCTCCAGGATTCACGGCTCCCGGATCAAAATTAATATCGACACTGCCGTCTTCGTTCTTTTGAATATCCACCGGTTCCAAAGATTGTTGAGCTGATTGCTGTTGCTGTTCAGCTTGAACTTCCTTGGGGTTCGGTAGATTTATTGTTTGTTGTACGTTTGGTAAACTCTTATCTATACTTGCCATTTAATTTCCTCAGTGTTGTTTTAATCTTTTTATCCCTGTTTTTCAAGTGATTAGTCTATATCGTCTATGTCTGGAAGATAGTCGTCCCAGTCGGCTTCTCCCTGCTTTTTTACAATGTAATCAGATTCATTTTTATGTACTTCTTGTACCGCTTTCTGTTTCTTTTTAGCTATTATTTTATCCTTGTGAGTTAATTTTCTCTTTGTAGCAAATTCTTTAAGCTTACTGGTATCTGACGTTAAATCATCAACTTTACCAACGACATTTTCTCCATCCCATTCAATGCTATAATCATCTGGACCCTGTGCACGTCCAACAGGTTCTGATTCTACCGCTTCAAATTCTGGGTTTGTTTTTTTACCGGCATATTTACCTTCTTCAATTACTTCACCTGCTCTATATTCTAATTGAATAGGTGCTTCACCCATATTATGAATCGATTCAAATTCAACTCTAACATTCCCTGTATTCATATCCTGGTAAACAGTAACCTCATCGGCAAACTTTCCTTCTCCAAGTTTTTTAGTATGAACAATTTCCCGATCAACCGTTGCTAGCTTCTTGCTAACATCGTCACCTTCCTTCACGACTCGATTAACGAGCGGAATGAACCAGTCGGGCATGCCTGGAGTGCCTTGAATAATGTGGTCTCCGGCTTTGACAATTGTTTTACCTTTTCCAGCGACCTTACCCCATTTAATGAGTCCGGTTCCTGCTGCAATTCCAGCGCCGGTAATACTAGCAAGCCATTTCATAAAGGCTCTTCGGCCTTTGTCAATGCCTCCTAATCCAAAAGCAACACGGCCGCCTGTACTATAGTTAACTCCTTTCATAGGAATCACATATTGCAATTCAGGATATTTTTGTAATGCAACTTCCCATTGTTGAGCAGTAAGATCTTCAGGTCCTCGTAAATATTTTAAACCTCTTGCATTTATATTGTAGAGATAACGTTCTTTTGGATCCATGCTTCTTACCATTCTTCCTTCTTGTGCAGTTTTACCCCATGGAATCTTTGACAAAGGATCTGTTCCAGCGACCTCTTTAATTTTACTCCACACCGGACCCGATTCAACATCTCCTTGCATATACTTATCTTCTAAGGATTTATTGTATTTGTCTACGATGAATTGTTCTGCTCGCGTTTTTAAATTTGTAAAAGGTTTGTATAATTGTTCCTCACTAAGATTAAAAGTTCCTTCTGCCTTTTTTCTTCCCATCTTATATTTCTCAAACATCTCTTCGCCTTCACCTGCAATTCTTTCAAATTCTGTTTTAGTTAGATCTAATTGTTTTTTAAGCATAGCAAGCCTATGTACATCATCGGGTAGTACGGTTCCTTTCTTAATGTTTTCTTCTATTTCTGCAATTTGTGCAGCCTTAGTATAATATCTATTTTCTAAAGCGCTTTGCTTTTGTATGTTCTTACCTAAGCCCATAGCTTTATGCATTTCCTGTTGATCAGGAGTTGCCAGTTGCCCTTTAGAACCAATCATTTCAGACACATCACGTCCATGTTTACCAGGAACAAACCACAGCGCTTCATTAAAAGATTCACTCCAGCTCGCTCCTTTACCTCTTTCATTCCATCCTGCTAAAACAGAATATGCAAGTTCACCTCCGCCAAGAGTCATGGGATTAAGCCAATATTTTCCCGTATTCATAACTCCTTTTGCAATATTCAATCCTTTGGCACTTTTAAAAAATCTCCCAACCTCTTCCATCGCGCCTACTTTTCTTAAATACTGTTTAGGATATTTTTCTGCAAAGTCCACACCGCAAACAACACTCTTGCCTGCTTTAAGTTTATCATTACAGATGGGTTTGCCATCGGCTGTTTTGAACTTACCTTCATTAAGGGAATTCGCTATTAATGTAGCTTTGCCTTGATTCATTTGGTTGATGAAATTCTTTAAAGTTTTCTCGGGGACATCAATACCTGTTTTTTCCACGGCTGATCGAATCATTTTTTCTTTATCATAGGCACCTACAGTCAGTTCGCCTTCAACCAGTCTTATAGGGCCCAGGTTCTTAAACTTCTTGGTAAGCTCTTTTAAAGCTTTTGCTTGTTCGGCTTCTGGAAGATTAGCAGCTGCTTTTAATTCAGCCCGTACACCCTTTTCAAATTTAGCCACACCTTTATTATCATCAAAAAAGACAATATCTGTATCCCAAAAGTTATCAGCAATATCGTATATATGATGATTGACCAAACCACTAAACCTAAGTTGTTTAGACCCCTTTTTAAATTTTTTATCTAAAAGACTTCCGAGTGTTTCGTCTCCTACTTTTGTTTGTTTTAACTTTTTATTAAGATCGTATTGAGCTTCTGCGTTTTTAAATCGATTAGCATCGGCTTGACCTGGTACAGCATCGTTATTCATCCAATTTTCAAAACCATCATAGTTAAATTTTTTATCAGTAAGCGTGTCTAAGAATTCAACCTTACTACTGCCTTTCGTCCAGTCATATTTAAGAATTTCAGATCGACTCATGATTGCACCATCTATGGGGTGAAGAATTCTAAATCTTCCACTATCTCCGCCTTTAAGTGCAGATCGATAAGCATTATGCCAAAGCCTTGATTTAGCCGTTGCTCCTGTGGGCCATCTTTTTGTATCATCAGCAGTAGCTCTCAACATATTCCATACCTCTTCTCCAACTTCAGAAAAGTTAAGACCATATTTATCTGCTTTAAAATTCCACTTGCCTGCATAGTCAGGAAAAGCATTGATTAATGTATTTTGTTGAGATTTAGTTAAATTTTTTACTTTTCCTACTTCATCACTTATATTTAATTTTTGTGTAATATTATCAACATTATCTTTGGAAAATTTTCTACCTTTAACAGTTTCATGACCCAATTCATTTAATTCATCTGCAAATTGATTAGCAGTTAAATTTTTATATTTAGCTTTAAATTTTTTACTTTCTGTATTTGATAACCTTAATTTTTTAAACTCAGAATTCGTTAAAGTGTTAGGGTAAACTTTTTTATATTCTATTTCATGCGTCTTTAACAATTGTTTAATAGTATCTGCATCAGGATTTATATAACTCTTACTAAATTGTTTTATATCCCCTCTGTAAATTTCCGCAGTTAGCCTCCACCCTGATGGATGTTTATTTAATCTTACTCCGTCTGGTAATGTTTTTCTAATTTGTGCAGCCTGACGATCATTTATTCGTTTAGTTTTTGTTGTCGTCGCATAATGCGTGACACCCGGTTCTACGAGGCCGCCAGGTTTACCGATGACTTGACCCCCATCATCAAACCCCAATTGGTCTCGGGCGTATATTTGAGATTCGGGTTCTAGGAAAGGTTCTGCTTTTAAATATTCTTTGTACTGGTCGGCTTTAGGCTGACTCGGTTTAGGTTGAGGTAGATATTGTTGAGTGTTGTAACGAGCCGCGGGCTTGTCGCTATAAAGCTGATTGATTCGATTGATGTATGTAAGTATGTCCATTAGACTTCTTGAGTTTTAGGAAAACGTTTACGTTTCTTTTTATAATGTTTAGGTATAATTACAGGCATCTTTTGATACCAGTCTCCTTTACCTACGGGATTGTATTTTCCTTCACCAACCGCGCCGGCTGTTGCATATCTCGCCCTGCCACCTTGATTCAAGTGCAGTTGTCCTGCGATGCCGCCTTTGGCCTTAACATTTCTCTCAGTGTTAAATTGCCTATCCAGGTAAGGCCAAACGTCCTTAGGATCATAAGTAA